TTGGCGATGCCCGGCAGATGGCATCGCGCAGCCCTGGCATGCGCGCCAGCATGGGCGTCGAAGTGCTCGCCCACGGCATCGCGCAGGTAAAGACCGGCTCGTTCTTCAAGGCCCTGAGCGCCGAAGGCAGCACGCTGGACGGCCTGAATACGCACTTCGCCGTGATCGACGAACTGCACGCGCACAAGACCCGATTCGTCTATGACGTGATCGAGACGTCGATGGGCAAGCGCCGGCAATCGCTGCTGTGGGTGATCACCACCGCCGGCAGCAATCGCAGCGGGATCTGCTACGAGGTGCGCGGCTACGTGCGCAAGATCCTGGCCGGCGTTGTGGAAGAGGACCGGCAATTCGGGATCATCTACACCATCGACAGCGGCGATGAATGGAGCGACATCAGCGTGCTGGAAAAGGCGAATCCGAACTGGGGCGTCAGCGTCATGCCTGACGTGATCCTTTCGCTGCTGAACAAGGCGCAGCAGATGCCCAGCGCGGCGGCGAACTTCAAGACTAAGCACTGCGACATATGGATCAACGCCGATGCGGCGTGGATGGACATTGCCAAGTGGGACGCTTGCGGCACGCCGGCGCTGACGATGGACGATGCGGCGGGCTGCACCGTGTACGTAGGCATCGACATTGCGACGCGCAGCGACGTGTGCAGCAAAGCCTATGCGTGGAAGCTGCCTGACGGGAAGGTCGGCCTGATCGTCAAGCACTACCTGCCGCAAGCGGCCATCGAGCGGGACGGCAATTCGCAGTATCAGGGCTGGGTCGATGAGGGCCGCATCGAGATGACGCCCGGCGAGGTATTCGACTTGCGCGTGCTTGAGGAAGATATACGCGCCGATGCCGAAGCCTTCGTGCTGGGCGAGGTGGGTTACGACCCCTACAATTTCAGCGCCAACGCATCGGTGCTCGCCGAGGACGGCATCCCCATGATCGAAGTGCAGCAGCGGGTAAGCAAGCTATCGGAGCCGATGAAAAAACTGGCCGAGCTTGTGCTTACGGCAAAGCTGGTCCACAATGCCTGCCCAGTGATGGCGTGGATGATTAGCAACGTGGTCGCGCACGCCGATGCGAACGACAACATTTACCCGCGCAAGGAACGGCCCGAGAACAAGATCGACGGGGTAGTCGCGGGCATCATCGCGCTGGGCCGCCTGATGGGCGCAGAGCAGGAAGGGGCAGGGTTCATCGCGCTATGAAGTTCGTTGACCGCCTGAAGCACATTGTCTCGTCCTTCACGGACGAGTACATCCCCACCAGCGATCCGCGCATCCTTGATCTTTTCAACATCCCGCGCAGCGATACCGGCGAAGCGGTCACGCCCGATACCGCGATGCGCGTATCGGCCGTCTACGCATGCGTGGCGCTGATAAGCGGGATAATCTCGACCCTCCCCCTGCGCGTCTACCAGTACGAGCCCAAGAGCGGCACGCGCAAGCTGGTGGACCGCAATCACGACATCTGGTTCCTGCTGAACCAAGCGCCCTTCGAAACCTGGACGGCGGTGGCTTTCTGGCAGCAGATGGTGCAGTCGGTGCTGCTGTGGGGCGACGGCTTCGCGCAAGTCAAGAAAAATCAAGCCGGCCTCGTGACCGCAGTGAAGCCCTACCTGCCGCAACAGGTGGCGATCCTGCGCCATCCGGACCTGTCGAATGAATACCACTGCTTCGACGGCTACCGCACGGAAGGCGTGCAGCAGGAAGCGATGTTGCACTTCACCGGCCCCGGCTTCAACGGCATGCGCTCGATGAGCGTCATCAGCTATGCGGCGTTCCGCGCCACCGGCATCAGCATTGCAACGGATCGCTTCGCGGGGAAGTTCTTCGCCAACGGCAGCATGTCGCGCATAGTGATCGAGGTGCCGAAGAACCTCACCGAAGAGCAGGTCAATACCCTGCGCCAGCAATTCTCGGATCGCTACGCGGGCCTCGACAATGCGCACAAGCCGCTGATCCTGACCAATGGCGGCAAGGCCGCGGAAGTCAGCATGAGCGCCGCCGATTCGCAACTGCTGCAAAGCCGGCAGTTCCAGGTGATCGAGATAGCGCGCAGCTTTGGCGTGCCGCCAATCCTGATCGGCGATCACGAAAAGACTTCCTCGTGGGGCACCGGCATCGAACAGATCATCCTCGGTTTCACGAAATTCACAATTGCCCCGAAGCTGCGCGCCATCGAGCACGAATTGAATCGCAAGATTTTCCCGCGGGGTGTGTACGAGATGAGCTTCGACATGGAGGAACTGATGCGCGGCGACAGCGCGGCGCGTGCAGCCTTCAACCGTCAGGCCATCGGCGGCAGCATGGGACCGGGGTGGATGACCCCGAACGAGGTACGCCAAGCCGAAGGGCTGCCGCCGGATGACGGCGACGAATCGGACGTGATTTACCAGGACACCGCGGCCAGCGCGGACCCAGCGACAGACGGAGACACCAATGCGCCTCAAAAAGCCGGCACCGATTCAAGCAAGCAGCGGAATCGAAAAGCTGCTCGGGCAGCGTAACGCGATCTTCCAAGCGCGGCACGCAGCGCCGCGGGCTGAGGACAGCCCGACGACGATCTACATCTATGACGTGATCGACTCGTGGTACGGAGTCACCGCGCTGGACATCGCCGGCAAGCTGGAAAAGGCGGACGGCAAGGACATCGTGGTGCGCATCAACTCGCCGGGCGGCGACGTATTCGAAGCCCGCGCCATCGCCACGCTGCTGCGCGAGTACAACGGCGGCGTGGACATCCACATCGACGGCGTTGCGGCCAGCGCTGCCAGCTATATCGCGATCAGCGGCGACAAGTGCACCATCGCCCAGGGCGCCATGATGATGATTCACAACGCCTGGGCCGTAGGCATGGGGAACGCAAATGACCTTCTTGAACTGGCAGCGGTTCTCACCCAAATCGACGACTCACTTGCTTCCGACTATGCCGCGAAATGCGGGAAGCCAAAGCAGGAAATCCTCGATGCCATGGCCGCAACCACGTGGCTCAGCGCCGAGGACACCAAAGCCTTCGGACTCGCCGACGAAGTAAGCGACCCGAAGCGCAGCAAGAAAACGACCGGCGACGATGGCGAGCCTGACCAGACGGCGCCGGCTGACCTGATGGCGCAGTTCCCGGCCGAAGCCCTGCCGGGCCTGCCCGAGGCCCAGCGCGCAGCCATGGCGGCCATCGCGGCGGCCCGCAAGCAGGCCGAAGCGCAGGCTGCGGCGGCCAGCGCCGACAACGTGATCCATGCCGAGAAATCATTCTCAGCCGCGCCGGATGAGAAGGACCGGATTCGCGGGTTTTTGGAGAAGGGCGGCGACCCTGGATTGCTCAGGGCCTTGACTACCGCGTGATTTAGTCGCACCATCGCGCAAATTTGTTTCCCCCAACACGAAAAGGGATTGACTATGGCCTCGCGGATCTCGGCGCTTCAGACGGAACGCAACGACAAGATGAAGGAAGTTGCGCATTTGATGGCCGAGAACACCGGCTCCTGGAAAGACAAGCCGCACCTGACGAAGCAGTACGACGCGCTCCTGGCGCACGTCACCGATCTGGACGAGCAGATCAAGCGCGAGCAGCAAGTGCTGCAAGCCAACGCGGATCGCACCTTCTCGGACCTGGGCGGCCGCGAATTCGACCTGGGCAATCCGGGATCGCGTGACGTGGAAAACGTCGCCTCGCTGGTCGATGGCCGCGGCCGCAAGATCAGCATGGAGCAAAAGCTGTTCCGCGAGTTCTGCCGCAACGGCATCGAAGGCGTGCAGCGCCAGATGACGGCCGCGGACTTCCAGAAATTCCAAGCCACGATGAGCACAACCACGCCGGGGCAAGGCGGCTACACCGTGCCCAGCGTGATCGCCGCGCAACTCATCGACTTCATGAAGGCGTACGGCGCCATGCGCAAGGTGTCGGATGTTTTCAGCACGGCCGATGGCCGCCCGCTGAACTACCCGACCAGCGACGGCACCGCGGAAACCGGCGAGATCATCGCGCAGAACACCACGGCGACCGGGCAGGACATCAGCTTCAACACCGTGCCGCTGAACGTCTACAAGTTCAGCAGCCGCATCGTCGCCGTGCCGTTCGAACTGCTGCAAGACGCCATCATCGACATCGAGGCGCTGGTGAACAAGCGCCTCGCGCAACGCCTGGGCCGCGCCGGCAATACGTACTTCACGACCGGCACCGGCACGAACCAGCCCTTCGGCATCGTCACGCAGGCGGGCGTGGGCGCCACCGGCGCGAGCGGCAATACGCTGACCTCGCCCTACGTGTCGATCATCGACCTCATCCACAGCATCGACCCGGCGTACCGCACGCCCTCCTGCTGCTTCATGGGCAGCGATGCAGCGGTCAAGGCCCTGCGCAAGCTGGTGGACGGCAACGGCCGCCCGCTGTGGATGCCCAACTGGGACACGGCGCTGATGCAAGGCGTCGGCATCGAAGGCGGCAGCACCGGCAACAGCGTTGGCAACGGCGCTGGCAGCGTGCAAGTTTTCGACACCCTGCTCGGATATCCGCTGTACGTGAACAACGACATGGCGGTGCCGGCCGCGAATGCGAAGTCGCTGGCCTTCGGCGACTTCTCGTTCTTCAAGATCCGCGACAGCATGGAGACGCAACTGTTCCGCTTCACGGACAGCGCGTATACCCAACTCGGTCAGGTCGGCTTCCTCGCCTGGGCGCGGATGGGCAGCAACCTGATGGACACCAACGCGGTCAAGCTGTACCAGAACAGCGCGACCTAAGCTGCGGCGCAGTCGCAACGTGGCAACGAAACCAAAGCGGGCGCGGGAAACCGCTCCCGCTTTTTCAATTCAGGAGGCACCCATGGAAGCAGGCAAGCTGGCCCGTGCGCGAGTTCTGGTCGAGCACATGTTCGACGGCATCCGGGTATTCCCCGGCAGCGCAATCGAAGGCGACGCCGATCTGATCGCGCAGCACGCCAAGCAAGACCATCTCGATCCGCACCCCGATGCGGTCGCGTACATTCAGGACCAGGACGGCCCGCTGATCGACATTGCGGCGCTGAAGCCGAAGGCCACGCCGGAAGCCGATGCGAAGGCCGACGAATCCGAAACGAAGTAAAGGGGCGGGCACATGGCGATGCAACTGAGCGTGGCGGCGCGCAACGCGCTGCTCGATGCAATCGAGACGGCTGCGGGCACCAGCACGAAGCTGCTGCTGTTCAGCGGTGCGGTGGCTGCCAACTGCGCGGCGGCCGATCCGACCGGGCTGCTCGCCACCATCTCGCTGCCGTCCGACTGGATGGCGAACGCTTCGGCTGGCGCCAAGGCGCTGACCGGCTCATGGGCTGGCACGGCCAGCGCGAGCGGCACGGCGATCAGCTTTCGCATCAAGGACACGTCGCTGACCAACTGCCACATTCAGGGCACCGTGGGCCTGGGCAGCGGGGACCTGTCGCTGGACAACAACGTGCTGGCGAATGCGCAGAACATCACCGTCACCAGCTTCAACCTGACCGCGCCGAACGCATAGGGGCGCCGTGAGCATCACGACGCTCGACGGCGCAATCGCCGGAATGCAAGCGCCGCGGCCTTTCGCGAAGGCCGCAACGCCTACACTGGTCGCCGGCCGCCCGCACTCACTC